GACTCTACCAATTGGCCTACATGGGCATGTAGTTGGTGCGGAATGAGAGGGTCGAACTCCCGACAACCTCGGTGTAAACGAGGGGCTCTACCACTGAGCTAATTCCGCATTATTGAATACGATGGAATAGTGAGCGACGGTAGCGACCCGTACCTCTTTCTAGTTTATGTGTTAAGACAACCAAGACTCTAACACAACCATCGTAAGTTGGCGACCTATGAGGGACTTGAACCCTCTTTATCCGGTGGACAGCCGAATGTAATACCCATATACGAATAGGCCAATTCTATTACCAGCGATTTGATCCTGGTCCATCTGAAATCCAGAGAATTGCAACTATAACCACTGCCATAAAGATAAGAAATGCAGCCATTAGATGTTCTCCGTTATATTGGTGGACCCTAGGAGGATCGAACTCCTGACCTCCTGCTTGCAAGGCAGGCGCTCTCCCAGCTGAGCTAAGAGCCCAAATTAAACAGGATCGTTTTGTCCGCTAAGACTATCATAACATTTTAGCGTTTTGGTTTGCTGAACCGATCCTAAATCATGGCGGAAGCGGTGAGATTCGAACTCACGGAACGTTTCCGTTCGGCAGTTTTCAAGACTGCAGGCATAAACCTCTCGCCCACGCTTCCTTTATTTTTGCGCTTCTGTATTTCTATATACAAACAGACCTTTGTCTATCGTATAGTTATGTTGTCTGATACCACCAAAAGTCCACAGTTCTCTTTCTTGTTCGATACTCTGTAAGTTGTTTGGTGGTTCAATTCTAGCTGTTTTCTTAATCGAAGAAATGTTTGAATTCTCTCCGTTTGATGCTTTAATATTAAATTGAACGCTTTCGATTTGAAAAAGTTTATTGCGAATTACGTTCATCATACTATCAATATATGATATTCTCTTTGTGTCGTGAAACATCATCTCTCCGCCGTTCTTTAACAGATACCATGTCTTACGCGCAAAGTCTTCTCTAAATGTTTTCTCACCATCAACAAATATGAGATCAAAGCTTTCTTCTCTAATTTCTTTATTCATGAAATCTTTATACCGATAGAACTCATAATTATTAGACTTATGTTCAATAAGATCTAATCTATTCTGTAGTTCTTCAATCCATTGCTGTCGAGTCTCAACGCAAGTAACTGATGCGTTAGAATCAATACTCTGAAGAAATATCATTGTCGAGCCACCAGGGCCAAATTCTAATATCTTTAGAGCAGTCTTTGACTTCTGAGCTAGTACGTCTGCGTCTTCAAGACTAAGAGCGCCAACCCATTGCATATTTTGAATATGAGTTAACATAGGAAACCTTTCAATAGAAAGTATGGCGCTCCCGGAAGGATTCGAACCCTCGACCGACCGCTTAGAAGGCGGTTGCTCTATCCACTGAGCTACGGAAGCAATGTTTTTGGCTCTAGCACCTCCTCGTGCCGACTTAGCTGCCCTATCCCAGCAGTACCGATTATAATAAGACCAAGAAATAATTTTGGTAGGCCCGCACGGACTCGAACCGCGATCAGCAATCTTATGAGGATTGTGACTTAACCAATTAGTCGACAAGCCCACTAAAATTATTTCTTTCTATTTCTTGCGCTTTCAGTCATTTTCTTTTTTGTTTCTTCTGAAAATGTTTGTCTTGCCCGCGCTTCTTTTATCTTATTTTTTGTTTCTTCTGAAAGTTTTCTTCCACTCATTGTTTTTGATATTTTATCTTTTTGATTTGATGATATTGTTTGACCTTTGTTCCAAGCAGCGTTATCTTTATAGTGTTCTTTAAGACCTTCACTTATTTTTTTACGATGATCTACAGAGCTACTTATTTCTTTCATGTAAGAGCCGTGCTTTTTCCCTTTGAAATGAGGTCCTCCTTCTCCGCCAATTCCGGCGTTGTAAGTATCTTTTCTGGATACAAACTCTTCTGTTATCAACTCTTTCTCTTTTGTATTCATTTCTTCTTCAGTATCGAAGACAAATAGTATCTCTTTAGTAAAGTTCTCTTTACCATATTTCTTCATGGCAGACCTTATGAACTTTCCAGAGCCATAATATCTATCATTGAGATTGGTAGTTTGATGCTTTCCTATGTATATTTTTCCGTTAAGCTCATTAGTTATTTGGTATATTGTGTAAAGCATTATAATCTCCTTTTGTCTATTTATACAAAAAGATATTTCATAGCGGGCAACTCTAACCAATTGAGCTAATCCCCCGATTTGTTTTAGACTGGGCTGTTTGCAGCTTTGACCTGCCGGCGATGACGGATCAGGGACACCTTCACAAGAGGTGATTAATTCTACAGTCTAAACTTGGTTGCGGTGGGTAGGAATCGAACCTACGTCTTCGGCTTATGAGACCGTGCTGGAACCACCTCCAGTCTACCCCGCAAAACTTCTGTTTTCAACTATGACTGTGAAAGCTTCGAACTTTCGAGCGCTCAGGGGCACGCTGGCCCTTTTGGCATTGTAAATCACGGTCAGCCAGACCACCTATGGATTCGAACCATAGTACTCCCATTTACAGTCATATGTGAAAACAGAATTTCTTCTGTTTCCTTTTCTAAATTGTCAAAGAGCTAGTTAGTTTCTTCTTATATTGTTAGTATAATCTGATTCTAACGTTTTGTCAACCATTAAATGAAGAAACCCAGGATTTTCATCCTGGGCTACTTTGAGATAGATTTGATCTTGTATCTATGTCAAAGTAGCCCGTCTCCATCAGTCCATACGCCTGGGAGATTTATCGCCTGTCTTGATATGCTCGAATGTGTAGAAAGCATGTTTCTTCTCTGTTGGTTATACAATAGTATTTATATCATTTGTATGAGATGTCAATGGTCGCAGACATTTTTTACAATTATTTTTTCATTTTACTCGAATCATACGTGATAGCATGAACTGGTGTTGTTTTTGATCCGTGATGGGTGTTCATTGTGAGTCGAGTGTTTCCAGCTAAAAGATGCGTATGGCCGGTATGAGTATCATGAAGAACTATCGGCTTAGTCATTGGCTTTCCACTCTTCATCTGTTTTGTGACACGTTCTCTTTTGTCTTGTCTAAACGTGTCACGCGTTGGTTTGTATCCAGCGTCTGTGTTAGAGATCTTTTTAGCAGACGAAGGAGTCACAACCATGTGTTTCCCACTCTTCATTGCAGAGTGGTAGTTGTCTTTATCTTTCAAATGTTGCAACATTTTATGAACGTGGTCTGGATATTCGCCATGAGGAACTTCAGACTGGACGTGAACTTCGTCGTGTTCATCAGTATGATGCGGCTTCACCCACTTAGATTGTTCTAACAAAAAATTTTTAAAAGACTGCATGTATAAATCTCCTCTTTACGAGGTATTTATAATTTTTACAAATTTTTCTACTAAAGGAACTGCATTTTCATAAGCTTCTTTTTCCCACCAACGATCTTCGTATGGAACGTGACTCTGTTCATCTAGAAGTCTACCAAGTTCCTGTGTCATGTATTGTTTAACATGGATCATCTCGTGAGCAATCGTAGTAAGTACTTGACCAACACTACGACCACTCTCTTTCACGAGAATAAGAAATGAGTCGGGATCGACATCGATACAGAGACCGACTCCACCTTCTACGTCTTCGCTCACGATAGTGACTTCACGAGGAAGAACTGAGAGTTCATTGCATAGGAACTTCACAAATGGATTTACGAGATGATCGTACGAATCATGAAGCTGCGTTTTCAGGATCATCGATTATGATCCTAGAGGTTCGAGATAGAAGTACCAAGTCTTCATGTTTTCAGAAAAACCGCAATCAGCACGGTGGCCGCAGTGGCGATATGCTCTGACCAAACGTAGGCAAGCGAGCTCTGAGCCGAACGCGTAGAGTGCGCCACCCATGTATTCAACATTGAGAGTTTCCTTCGCATGAGTTTCAAACTCCTGTTTTGCTTTGTGCATATTCACGACAGTTTCCTTCTCGGTATATTATGAATATACACTGATTCTAAACGAATGTCAACTGTTTCTTTCGTTAAAGATATCCCACATAACGAGCTCGAGTTCATATGCCTCGATCTCCCAAGGTGACTCGAAGTATGGTACATCGTACTCCTTTCCGAACCACCTGGCAGGAAGACTACTTTTGTCCGGTATCTCGAGCCATCCTCTCATGAATTGTCGAGCATGGACCATCTCATGAAACAGAGTCACAATGATCTTGCTCAGTTTCATCTTTGGATTGATGAAGATCGTGGCTCCTTCTTCATCGTAGTCGCAGTATCCGCACTTATCTTTTTCAAACTTGTCACCAAAGTCGATCTCAATTGAACCATCGAGATTTAAAAACTCAGCCGCAAACTGAACTGCAGAATCGATGAGTTCATCAGAGATCGACTTTGGCTTATCATATGTAACGTAGTACATTACTTGATCTCATCAAGATCATTGATGAACTGCTGCTCTGCAGTCGTGGTCGACCAATACTTATGTTCTTTCTTTGCGTCTTTGATTTCCTGCTCGAGTTGTTTCACCATCTCGTCAGTAAGGCTGAGCATATTGATACGAAGCAGCTTATTGATATCTTCTTCAGAGATGACGTCGGTGTGAGCAGTGATTTGCTTTGCGACGTCGTCTTTCTTTTTGTTTTTGAACTCGATCTTATTGTCGAGAACAGCCTGGATGAACTGCATCTTTACGTTCAGCCAACGCATGAGTTCAGAGATCTCGCTCTTACGTAGGTTAATACGCTTGGTAAGAATACCAACGCGATACTTACAGAAGTCCTTGATGAGCGTACGCTCGTCGGTGTATTCACGAAGTTTACCGTCATAGTCGATAACGGTTAGGTTCTCTGTGAACGGCTTGCTGAGTTTAAACTGTTTGACGATCTTCTCGTCAGTCCAATTGGCAGAAGTGTTTTGCTTCAGCTTGACTTCGAATTTAAAACCAGTCTTATCACAGAGGTCGTCATAGCCAACGATCTCGTCCTTCTCTTCCAGATCGTCGAGGACCTTTACATAGCTTTCACGATCGTATCCATACGGCACTTCGGTGATGAGCAGAACGGTTTTGCCTTTCTTCTCATAGACTCCGTTGCAGTAGTAACGATTCTCTTCTTCGTTGTACTCGACGGTGCCAGAAAAATCTGGAAACTTCACCAGAACCTTCTTCGTTATATTACCATACATAAGGTAATCACGACAAGCACTAGAAAGTGAGTCCGGATCACGAGGTAGAATATTCGTCGCGAAACCAGTAGCAATTCCCTTCGACCCATTCGTCAGAACCAAAGGAATGACCGGAAGATAGAAGGCAGGCGGCTCGTGTTCAGGATCTGAGTGCTGCGGTGACAGCTCAAGATCCTTGATATACTTGTTAAAGTTCTTATGAAGGCGAGTGTACACGTATCGAGGAGCACCAGCTTCCTGCACAAGTCGAGTTCCAAACGAACCTCGACCTTCAATAAGACAGATGTTGTTGTTCCAGGTAGCAGCCATCAGCTGACCGGAACCAGCAGCGCTAGCCTCACCGTGGTTATAGCCATAGTCAGAGATGATACCTGAGATGGCACTGACCTTCTTAAAGTCGGTCTTCGAGTTTACGATTGACGAGTAGAGGTAGTAACGCTGAACGGGTTTAAGACCGTCAATCATGTTAGGAATGGCTCGAGCTTCGACCGTATACATAGCGAATGATTTCCATTCGTTTTTTGCAACGGCTGAGATAGGATAGTCTTTCTTACTCACAGGTGATTCCTTTTCTGCATTCTTTTTGATTATATCATCAACCATGAAATCTGTCAACTGTGTCATTGAAACATAAACTCCTTACGAGGCGTAGAGTCGTCGCCAAACATCATCTGGAAATACGAGGCATCGTCGACAGTCACGACATCATAGGTAGGATTATTGATGATTACATCGTACTCTTCTTCTGTCAAACTACCAAGACCCTTGATGTAGCGGTGTTTCCACCCGGTCTCTTTCGTTTTGAAGTTGGCTGCCTCTTCGTATGTATAGAACCACTTCGTTTCTTTTCCGTTCGTCGAGATCATGATTGGAGTACGAGTAATGTACACTCGCTTCTCTTTCAGGAGTCGAGGCCAGAACTTGTAGAAGAAAGCAATCAGCAACGGAGAGATATGACCGATGCCGTCGTGGTCTGCGTCTGTCAGCGAAGCGATCTGACCATAGGTCATATTGTCGACACTGTTCGGATCGTTGATGTCGAGACCAAGGACTGCAATCAGTTCGCCAAGTTCTTTGTTCTTGAGAACTTCAGATGGTTTCATATCCCACGTGTTCATGATAACACCACGCAGAGGATAAGCACCGACTTTATCTGGATCTCTAACCTTGAGAAGGAAGCCCATTGCCGAGTCACCTTCGACGATCTTCAGGACGGCGCCATCTTTGTTGGCGGCGATATGTTTTGCGACCTTGACCTTCTTGAGCTTCTTCTGAGCAAGAGCGGCATCTCGTCTGTCGGCAGCCTGCTTCTTTGCGATCTGAGCTTCGATGATAGGGTCGATGATGTCATTGGAAGCAAAGATCTTCTTGGCAAGATACAAGAAGTCTTTGATGTTTGCTCCGTCGTAGTGTTCCTTTACGTTACTGACTGGGTTCGTAAGACGTTCTTTCGTCTGACTATCGAACTTGGGGTTTGTAAAGTTACGAGCGAACATGACAAAGGTAAGACCACCTTTGATTGTGCTCTTTGCGACTTCGATCTTATGTCGACGTTTAATCAGAGTCACGAGTTCGTCGACAACTCCATTCACGATGTAGTCCACATACGAACCACCCTGACGAGTGTTAACACCGTTCACGAAACTGTTCGACCTAAATCCGTCCTCGGACGAAGAAAAGAAGAACGTAAGGTCACAAGAAATTTCAGAGATCACCGATGCGTTCTCAGGAACGAACATAGAAGAATACTTCTTGATGTTTGCTGTCTGAGTACGCTTCTTATTGAATGAGAATGAAATCTCGGGAAATGCCATCTGAAGACTTACAAGACGATCCTCGACCAACTGAATCGTATCGAGTTCTTGGATCGAGTTTACTTCGAACAAACTGAAGTCTGGTTTGAACGACACTTCAGTACCAGATCCGGCTCGAGTCTTCTGTTTTACTTTCGTCTTGAGACCACCCTCTGTACAGGTAACCTCAAGGAGATTGCCGTTCTGCCAAGTGCGTCCAATGAACTCAGTCGAAAGAAAGTTGGTCGCCGATGATCCAACGCCGTTCGTACCAATCGTAACACGTTCATTATCAAACGAAGTACCTGCATTCACTCGAGTCCATGCAGCAACAGGACGAAGAATGTTTTCTTGAGTTACGGAATCGAAGATCTCGTCCTGTGGAATACCACGGCCGTTATCAGAGACAATCACACAGTCGCCGTCTACTGATACGTCGATCTTATTTGCAAACCTAAAGTTGGTACGAATAGCTTCGTCAATCGAGTTGTCGAGGATCTCATCGATCATCTTCGACAAAGCAGGGATATAGACGGTGGTTTTCCATTTACCGAGCACAAAACGATCGACCTCTTCTCGAGCAGCCGACCCCATGTACATACCGATTCTTTCTCGCACGTGTTCACGTGGAGTGAGAATCTTAAACTGTTCTTTTGACATAGTGTACTCCTTACGGTGGTCAATATCAATATATACTGATTCTATTCAAATGTAAACAAAAAAAGGGCTGCATGATGCAGCCCTTGAATGTTTTAGATATTACTTGCCTTTTGATACGTATGCCTGTGTTCCGTAGAACGCAGATACAATAGCAGCAACTGATACGAAGTATATGCTTGCCATATTACCAATGATAGTCGCTGCCTGATACAATCCTAGCGCATCGGCCAAGACGACCGTGAATGGATACAATAACATTCCGAACAGAGCGAACCATGCCATGCTACGTTGAGCATCTTGTTTCTTATCTTCGTTCTCAATACGAAGTTTGCGGTCTTGCAGTTCAATCATCGTCTCAGTATTTTTTATTTCAGCGTCATCAACATGACAACTACTTTCTTCTAATTCTTTTTTGATCTTAACAGGCATACGCGCCTCCTATGTGTAAGACCAGTTATAGTCATCATATAGTTAGGTTCGCAAACTCGATCTTTTTATGGTAGGTATGATAGTAGAACAGTCTTAGCGAGATTAATCTGATTTTCTGGTATAGAAACAACATTTCTGGCAGTAGATCCTATTCTTTCTAGAAGTTCTATTGCCTGAGTATCTGCGTTAATCTTTCCTACGTGATACTCGTATTTTGATGTAACTTGATCAGACTCATCTATTCTTCTAGTAATTACATAGTTACCGTGTAACTTTTGAACTACATCAAAGTCTAGGATTGTATACACTTCTTCCATGAAATTACTCCTTTTCTAATCCGTGCAAATTCATAATTTAGATATATGTATTTATAAAGATTAGTCTTTGACGAGTAGTTTGGTGCCCCTAGAGAGATTCGAACTCCCGACCCTTGGTTTCGAAGACCAGTACTCTTCCGCTGAGCTATAGAGGCGTTATTGGCGCTCCTGGAATGAGTTGAACATTCGTAAGCAGGCTTCGTAGACCCGCCACCGGTTCCGCCGGCAGAAGCATTAAGGCATATACAAACCTTCGATTTCCTGATCAACAATCATCTCAGGCATATCGTCGATCCATACATCGATGTCAATCTTATGAACATGATGCATAAAGTGACGTTTAGGACGAAGACCAGTACCAAAGCAATTCTCTGCACCGATCACTCGACCGATTGTCATCTTTGGATCATCCATGTGTTGGGTTCCACGAGCAGATACACAGTAGACCTTATGTCCACGGTTCAACGCTTCTTGTGCGAACCAATTCCACAGAAGAGGATCTTTGGTGTAAGTATCATCATAGTCGATTGAGATGTTCATAGCTGTCTCCTTTACACCATCATAGTCTAAACTGTTCCACATGTCAACCTCTAAATGGTGCTGCTAGGAGGTAACGATCCTCCGTCTCATCCTTACCAAAGATGCATAATACCTTTATACTATAGCAGCGTTGTTGGTACTCCTGGAAGGAATCGAGCCTTCTCATCTGTCGAGTCAGGACAGCGCACTGCCATTATGCTACAGGAGTGTGATTGGTATCCCCAGCGGGTGTCGATCCCGCTTCTTCGCCTTGAAAGGGCGATGATCTAGCCAACGTAATCTATAGGGACGTTATATTGGTGGGAGTGAAGGGAATCGAACCCAACATGAGTTTCCTCGACGGAGTTACAGTCCGCTGCCTCACCTTGAGGCGGCACTCCCAATATTGGTTGTAGTGGGTGGGATTGAACCACCGACCTATCCCTTATCAGGGGATTGCTCTACCACTGAGCTACACCACAAAATTTCAGCCGGAAATTCTTTTAATGTGCAGCCGGATCTGTCACAAACTTGGTGCGGATGAAGAGAATCGAACTCCTGACACGAGGATTTTCAGTCCTCTGCTCTACCAACTGAGCTACATCCGCATATTGGCTGTCCTAAGAGGACTCGAACCTCTCTCCATCCTGGTTAACAGCCAGGTGCCGTCACCTGGACGACTCTAGGACAAAATTGCACCGAGCACTATCGCAGTTCGGCAGCGGATGGTTATTTAGACGTTTCCCATTGATCCTGCAGGATAGGAAAGAATCATTCGCCATCACCCTAGTTTGTTTCAACGTCAAAGGGCACGTTTTGGTGTACCGGATGGGAATCGAACCCATGTTGTCGCGGATTAAGAGCCCGCCGCTAAGCCTCTCAGCTACCGGTGCATTATTGATAATTGGCTTTGATTTCAAAGTGGATTGGATTTTTGTTACTACCTGACATCAAACGAGCAACTTCGATTTTATGTCGAAACGCAGGGTCTTCCATAAGAATTTCAATAATTGCTTCTAGTTTTGCCAATCTTTCTTCTACAGTCATTTAAATACCTTTGCTAGTGCTTCATAGCTTTTTGTAGTAGGGTGAACACCATCTTTGCTTAACGGCAGTTGTCTAATATCAGCAACTTTATCGTTATGAATACTTGCAATAGTTAGTATATTGCTTCTCGCTTCGTCATTGTTAGCTGGCAATATCCAAAGCACAGTGCCTTTAATTTCGCTACGTAAGTTATACAACACAGTATATTGATTGCTCATACCTAGATCGTTACTACCAAGGCTAATCACTGTTAACTTCGACTCAGGCAATGCATAAGTCTTAACATAGTTACGACTGTTAATACCTACCTTAGCTTCTACTACACAATCCAGTCTATATTGCCCTATTCCTACTGCAATACTATCACCAATGATTAAACACTCTAACATCTTTACTCCTATTACTTAGAAGATACACCGTGGAGGTATCGAAACTCTCCCACCCACCTCAACGGCAGGCTTCCACCAAGGAAAGGGCTGGTACCAATCGCCCTCGGTGCATCATCAAAGTAATGGTGAACGGTCAGGGATTCGAACCCTGGTTGACGCGGATTAAAAGCCCGCCGCTAAACCAACTCAGCTAACCGTCCATTCCTGCTTCAACGCCATCTTATCACTACGGCGTTCCGCTTTTTTAGTCTTTCCGTGTGCGCCCGAAAGACGTTTGGAAAGATGAAGGACGAATGGGTTTCGTGCCTTCGGTAGGTCCTTATGTTTTCGTTTCATTTCTTTTTCCTTTTCGTATTATCAGAATATACTGATTCTAAATGAATGTCAACAGGTATTTTTGGTCTGGATGACTGGATTCGAACCAGCGACTTCTTGCTTCCAAGGCAAGCACTCTACGCAGACTGAGCTACACCCAGATGATTATTGGTTGGGAAGGGTGGATTCGAACCACCGGCCTGCTGATTCAAAGTCAGTTATTCTGCCGCTGAACTACTTCCCAAAACTCTGTTTTCAACTAGGGTCGTCATCCATGACTATCTGCTGCAGCAACCCGGGCCCGCGAAGCCCAGCACGGAATCGAACCGCGAACCCTAGTTGAAAACAGAGTAAATCTGTTTCCAGTCCATCATCGCTTACGCTAGGACAAAGTTTAAATTTTCAAAGAACTGGAAGATTGATTTTGTCTTTCTTCCGCCGTCAACTCATATCTAAACTGATTCTAGATGAATGTCAACAACTTTTTTCTTGGTGGTGCCAGATGGACTCGAACCATCTCTTCGGGCTTATGAGACCCAAGTCGTTACCGCAACGTGTCACCGTATTCTGGAGGTGTGTGTCAGAATCGAACTGACTACTTTCGTGCTATGGATTTGCAATCCATCCCCTTACCATCCGGGCCACACACCATATTAAAAAACCCTCCTAGACTTTCATCTGGAGGGTTCTTTGATAAGGTATGATATTTAATATCCTTATATAGAACCCTCGCACATACGAATATATTCGCAGGTAAATACCTGGCGCTTATTATTCATTTGAGGTTGCGGTTGGCGAATCATTTAGTGCGAGTTCCTTTAGTTCTGTTAGATATATTTATACATTGTATTCTACGAATGTCAACAAAAAAGTTGAGTTATTTCAAATTATTTTACAGGATCGCTTTTTATTTTGCCCAGGAATCGAACCCGGAACTCTTTCTTAGAAGGAAAGTGTGCTACCGTTGCACTAGCTAATTTTTTGCTGCAACGATCCAAATTGAGGAAGTTAGGCCCGAAGGCCTAACCGATTAGTAGGCATAACGATCGCTCATCAGAGTCTTCAACATAACATTGTATGGAGTAAACTCCTCGAGGTCGTTTGCGAGAACATGCTTCATGATGGAAGGAGAGAAACCAGAAACATGCGCAGTACCGTTCTTGTCGAACTTAACTGGAGTGTTACCGTTTTCCTTACCGTACATGGACAGGTTCCAAAAGACGATCTTTGGAACATCGTAGCCTGCTTCCTTGTACTTACGCTTGATCATCTGCATTGCAGAGTCATCGTAGCGAGTGCAAGCATCGAACTGCATGTCCGAAAGGATGAGCAGCATGTCAGGCATATCTTCCTGAGACACATTGCCCTTAACAGCGATCTTGAGGATCTCATCGAATGCTGCGTGCAGGTTGGTGTTCATTTCCCAGTGAGCTTTTGTCATCTGAGTCATCTTCTGAGACAGAGTACCTTTCAGGTGTTCCATCTTAGGCTTACCAGAGAAGGTCAGGAACAGATCCTTGAAGTCTCCGGTGTTCTTGCTAGCGCAATAAAGGCCAAGAGAAACAGCAATGTCGATTGGCTGCAGTTGGCTGTAGGTGTACCACAGCGAACCCATCGAGCCGGAGACGTCGACCATAGGCAGAACCTTTGCATCGCCGATGTAGTTAGGCATAGCCTTCCACTGTTCATCAGCAACAGCCGCATTACCCTTCACGACAGACTTCACAACATCATACGGATAAACCGCAGAAGCGTTGATCTTGACTTTAGGATCTGAACGCTCAGCAACAGGCTTCTTCAGTTCCGCAATGTAAGCAGAGTAGGACTCTTTTGCATTACGACCGAAAGCTTTCTGATAACGAGCAGACGCGACAGAAGGAACGTGCGAGAAGTTGATAGCTTCCCATTCCTTAGCACACATCTGAGTCTCAACGACATTGGTCAAACCGACAATGAGCTTACGGTATGCCTTAGGAGACAGACCGAGGTATCGAGTCAGTTCGACTGCGACCGGACCTTTACGTGGCATCCACTTTGCTGCCAGACCATTCTTTGCTTCAAGAGCCTCTGCAATCAGAGCGAAAGCCTGATTGCGGTTGATCGGGTTCTTGTAGGCAAAGAGGTCATCCCAACGACCAAGTGCTGGGATTTTGTGCATCAGCTTTCCGGCAAGAGTTGGGTCGGTAGCCTCTAGCGCAGAGAGTAGATTACGGAAGGTAGCACGTTCGCCTGCGCCCTCACGAATGTCACGAGCCCACTGCAGCATACGCAGAGTAAGATCGGCATTCTCTACGAGAGAAGCGGTGAATTGCTTGGTGATATCAGTACCACGAGCGGAACCGATAAGACCGAATAGATCCAGAACTGGCGACTGTGAAGTAGCACGAGCCTTCATACCATTCGCGGTACGAGCGACTGCTTTGTTCTTGGATTTCTGAACTGCATTAACGAATGACATAGTGTATTCCTTTCAGGTTGGATTTACGGATTAGAACCGTTAAGTTTGTTTATAAGACAAATTGGGAACCATTCCCGGTTTTATTTTTTGCTGAAACCAACCTATGGTTTCATAGTTTAATAGTCAGGATCGCGCCTTGCGGCTTTCCTTTTGATTACAAGTCAAATGCTCTAATGAGCTTTAAGATGCTGTAACGATCCTATATTGCTTCGTTCACATCGTAAATACAGTATAAACTGATTCTCTACAGATGTAAATAGAAATATGATGTAGTTTTAGATTTTTTTGTAGAAACCTAGAGCAGAAGACTTGAAAGATGGAAGAGACGTGTCTTCGTCGTAGATTTCAGAAGAGCCAAGGCGATGAACAATGACAAACGTCTGTCCTTCGTCTACAGTCTTCGCAATGTGCCACTGGCACTTTGATTCTT